CACCGACACACCACGCACTGCACGCGGTGCGGGCACGTACTCTGCTTCACCTTCAAGGTATGACTCAGGCGTGCCAAGCAGGTCAGGGTCGAGCAGGTAGCTGTCGCGGTCGAGCTTGCTCAAGAAGCTGACGTGCTGCGGATAGCCAACGATGTCTTCAAGGGCTGCCATGACCTGCGCAGTGTCAGCGGGCAGGTACACGTTCCTGCGCTTCAAGGTCACTGCATAGCTGCCCGTCACGCCGGTGAAGGGCCTGTCAATGTGCAGCTGCGTGGTGCCCTGCACGTACCGCACCTGGTACAGCGCAACCACACCGGCAGAGTCGGTGACCTGCATGGTGCCCAGCTCGTATTCAGAGCCCGGCAGTGAAGCGGTGCCGACAGGGAAGCCGGTGCCGGTCACTGATGCGCTGCCATTGGTGAAGCTCAGCGTCAGGTCAACATCAGTGCGCACGTTGTACGCGCGCTCCTGCACCAGAAAGTCCCACGGGCGGTCATTCAGCAGCCGCCCCTGTGCGTCGTTCAGAAAGCTTGTAAGCTCTTCAGTATAGGTAGGATTGACCGGGTCATAATCGAGCAGGCTGCCGCAGTAGTCACGGAGAGCTTTCAGGTTCATCGGTCAACCCTGTCAGGCAGGGGCACCGGGCTGCATTGTGGCAAGGAAGGAAGAGCCACGCAGCCCGGTGCCGGGGGATCGGTTCAGTATGCCGGGTACACGTACACGGTGGCGACGTTGGCGGTATCAGCCTCAAAGGACTGCGCCACGATGCGCGTTGTGTCGGTGTTGGCGTACACAGCAAGCTGCCCGGCAGTGCTGCCGATGGTCAGGCTGCTGCCTGCTGCGGTGGCGCCTGCAACATTGGCTTCAGCCACACCGCGCACGATGACGCGCACTTCTTCGCCTGCGTTGGCTGCGGTATCAAGCGCAACCCCAACCGGGATACTGTCGGTGCCGGTGCCGGTGTCTGCCTTCACGATGTACAGCGCTTTGTCACCGTCAGCGGACTGACTGCCATCCAATGACACAACGTCACGCGCTGCGATTGCTTCAGAAGCGATGAAGGTTTCAACCTTGCGCCGGTTCATCACGTCGGTTTCAGCGCCGGGCTCGATGTAGTTGATGATGTCAGAAGTAGCCATGACTGCAGCTCCTATGCTTCAGCGTCAAGCAGGACACCATGACAGGCCAGGCGGCCAGTGGTGAGCTGCAGACGGGTGTGAACGCACCAAGCCTCAACAGCGGTGCCGGGCACGCGCATAGGCTCTGACACCTCGAAGAAGGCATCAGTGTCGGTGTAGACTTCAAACTGTGAGCTGGTCAGAGCGTAGCCGCTGACCGCCTTTGCCGGTGCTTCAGCAGTGAAGCCAAGCCGGTTGTCAACGTAGACGCGGCTGCCGCGCCAATCTGCAACCATCTCGTTGTCAAGACCACCACGGCCTTCAGTGCTGACGTAGCGCACCTGACCCTGCTGCAGCTTCATGAAGGCGGCATACGCTGCCGGGCTCAAGAAGAGCATGTCAGGGGGGCTGCCATCAGGGTTGTACTGCATGCAGTTGATGTACAGCGTGTCGATGTCATTCAGCGTCAGGGTACCGCTTGCATCCTGGAACTGGTTGAACCAGTTCTGTGCCTGATAGGTGGTCTTGCTGAGCCCGCCAACGGTGTTGTCCTGGCTTGCTGCTGCCACACCTTCAAACCAGCCGGTGCTGCTTGCCGTGGTCATCCCGTTCAGCGTCTGCAGGTTGGTCAGGCGGCTTGCAGGGCCAGTGGTTGCCACAGGTCCCTGGAAGATGCGCTTGGTGATGGTCTGACGCATGTTGATCATCAGGTTGCGGATCTTGCTTTCAAGGATGTTGACGCGTGCGAGCTCGCCCTTGTTGCTGGTCTTCTCAACGATGTTCAGGCCAACATGGTCGATGATATCGCACCATTCAAAGTTAGCCGTCAGGAACGGGTCGCTGAAGTTGAGCGGGGTTGGTTCCCACCCGCTGCTCACCTGCGTCAGACCGCTGCTCTGCTCGCCAATGATGACGGGCTGCTCCACACGCTGCCCGCCGGTCACGCGCTTCAGGTTGCCTGCCTCTTCGATGGCCTTGAAGAGCGGGTGCGCGATGAAACTGTTGTCCTGCAGCTTGTCAATGAGCAGCCGCAGGGTGGTACTGGATACCGAAGAAGGCGCTGCCATGCCTATCTCCCTTGATGGTTCGATGATGTACCGTGCTGCGTCTGCAGTGGCTGCCCTGCTGCGTGCGGTGTGCTCTGGACGTGTACCGCTGCTTCAGGGCTATGCCTGCACCCTACCGGCTTCACCGCTGCCGGTCAAGCTCCTTAGATAGTGCCAGGATGTCAGCAGCAGTCATTGTGCGCAGCTCCTTCCTCGAGGGCTTGGCAAGTCTGCCGCTGTTGCGCCTGGCGCCTGCGGTGGCTGTCAGGGCTGCTGTGCGGCTTGCGGTGCGCTGTGCTGCCCTGCGCTCTGCCTGCGCCTGCGCTTCACGCTGTGCCAAGCGTGCCCGGATGACTTCAATGCCATCTGTGAGCTTGTACGTCGGGCGCTCCTTCAGGAAGGCCACAAGCTCTGCCTTGACTTCAGGCTCATCGAAGATGTCAGGGTGCTCCCGTTGCACTTTGGCAAGGTCAAGCCGGGCCTGCTCTTCAGCGGCCTGCTGCTGCAGCGGCTTGATGTGCTCTTCATAGATGCGCTGTCGGGTGTGAGCAATCACGCTCTCAGGCTGGAAGGGGTCATATTCTGGCAGGTCATCCGGGTCAGAGCCTGTCAGGGCTGACATCATCTGCTGTATGCGCAGCTCCTGCTGTTTCAGCAGGTCAGCTTGCGCTTCTATCTCCTTGCGCTGCGCTGCCAGTGCTTGCGTCTTGCGCGTGTAGTCTGCCCGCATGTTGCGTGCGTGCTTGTACGCATCAGGGTCTACTTTCTCGAGGTATGCCAGTGTGTCAGACCAACCCCTTTCAGGGGGCGCTTCTGCTTCTGCTTCAGCAGCTGCTGCAGCTTCAGCACCTGGTGCCTGCTCTTCACTGACTTCTGCCTGCTCTGCTTCTGCAGGCGCCTGCACTACCTCTGCTGTGCTCTGTTCTTCCATGTTTTACCTTCCTATTGGGTTGCGTGGCCTGACCACCACTGCAGTCACTGCGCGCCGATACCATGACGGATTGAAGCCCGGTGCAGTGCGGCTACCAAGCAGGACCATAGAAGCACGGTCACCACGTGGCAGCCTGACGTTGCTGATGCGGTCAAGCCTGAAAGTACGCCATGCAGCCAAGCCCCCGCGCTGACTGACGCTGCCGGGCTCTGTGTACAGGTGCAAGTACCGCTTGCCGTTCTTCTGGAAGATGGCGTACGGCACACCTGTGCGCTGACCGACTCTGCCCGGCTCTGTGGTCGGTCTGTAGTGAAAGCGCACCGGCAGATGCTGCTGAATGGCACTTGTCAGCTTTGACTTGCTGCCCGTACCGGCAAGCTTCAGCGGCTTCTGCTGACGCTGCTGACGGCTTGGTGCTAAGCCAAGCCCCTGCAGTATGGCACGCAGGCTGCGGATAGCCACCGCTACAGCCTGCGCATCAACATGGCATCGATGTCCTCTTCTTCATCCATCATCGCCATGTCTTCATCATCAAAGGCCACTTCTTCATCAAGCTCTTCATCAAGGAATTCCCTGAAGTCCCTGTCATCGGCCAGCCGAAGCAGGTGCTCAGTGATCACAATTAGCTCATTGTCACCACGCACCTGCTCAGGGCTGACCGGTGAAGGCTTGCCAAAGTCAGCCGCGGCTTCAAGCGTGGCTGCAAGGTAGCGCACCAGGTCAGGGTCAAGCTCTGGCACCGGTCCCTTGTATGGTCGTGCGTCAAGCTCGCGGTCCATCAGTGCGACCACCTTGCGAATTGCTTCAGCAAGCTGCGTGACCACCTGCCCCTTGTATGGTTTCTCGGGTGTGGGGATGAGGTCAGACAGGGTGTCACCGAGCAGGTCATCAGCCTGCTCAGCCACAATGACCACATCAGCGCGGCTGTCTTTCTTCTCTTTCAAGGGCATCACATCACTCCTTCAGGGGGCAGGCCCGGCAGTGCTGCCAGGGCAGGCGGTGCGGCTTCAGCAGGGGCTGCCATCGGCGCAGGCATGGCTTCATTGAAGTCTTCAGGGAAGCCAAAGGCACGCACAAGCTCTGCCTTAATCTTCTCCGGTGGCACACCGAGCTGCAGCAGCAGCGGTGCGTTGCTGACAAGGGCTGACTGCTTGGCAAGGTCTGACATCGGCGTGCTGCCTGAGTCAACGGCGAAATATTCAAAGTCACCGGTCAGGTCATCAGCGCTAAGCATGGTAGGCCCGATAGGGTTGGGCAGCGTCAGGGGTTCTGCTTCTTCACCGAGCATCACGCTGAGCATGACATTGTAGGTGCGGGCTATGCCGCTGATGACTGCATCACGGATGCGGGCCATTCTGCCAATCTCGCTTGACGTGTACGCAGCAAGCAGGCGCTGTTCAGTGGCTGTGCTGCCGGTGGCTTCTCCACGTGTGAACGGCGCAAGCAGGCCCGCGTCATTGATGTCCTGGAGAACCTGCTGCCCGTACAGGGTGATATCCGGAGGGATTGGCGGGTTTGGCACCGGCACAATTTCACCGGCTATCTGTGTGCCAGGCGGTGCGTCCACTTCAATGAATTCACCGTCAAGCCCCTGTGCCATCTTTGAAGCCGCTTCATCGGATAGAAAGCCCTGCCTGACCATCCACTGACGGGCCATGCGCCGCACACCCTGGCTTTGATAGGTGCGCATGACGTTGGCTTCACGCAGCTGGTCATGGATGCGCGCAAGCAGCGCATAGCCGCGCAGGGGCACTTCAGGGTCACGGCTGAAGTACAGGGGGATGATTGGCACCACTGGTCTGCCTGACGCTGACTTGTACGGTATGCCGCTGGTCACGTGCTCTGTTTCTGCTTGCAGGTCTTCAAGCCCTGTCTCAGAGCCCGCATCAGGGTCAAGGGCGCCCACTTGCACCTTCACACCGCTGAACAGGTACCGGTCACCGTCTTTGTAATCAGGCGACCACACCAGCAAGCGGTCATCCTGAAGGTCATACATTTCAACAACCCGCACCCACTGCCCTTCATCGGTCACTGCCATGCCATACGTGCTGTCAGGGCTTGCAGTGTGCTCCTGCTGCTCTATCCAGCTCGTATAGGTGCGCGCTTTGAACCCGTCACGGCGCCTGCTGTAGCGCGCAGCGGCTTCATCCAGTGGCATCAGGTACACGTGCCCAACGTAGCGCTGCGCATCCCATGATGACGCGGTGGCGTCTACGATGACCTCCCACGGAGGGACCGCTGCCGCGCTGATGCGCTTCAAGGGGTCAACATTGGCAACGGGCTGCAGCTTCAGAAAACTGCAGGGGAACACCAGCGCAAGCCGGGTAGCGTCTTCAACCTGTTCCCTGACCGTCAGCAGGTAGCGGTTCGCAGTGGCCTGGCTGACTTCAGGGTTGCCCCTGCCCCTGATGTCAGGCCCGACGATGACGGCAGGGTTCTTTGCGTACAGGCTGCCAAGATAGCTCTCAACAACGGCATAGCCCTTTGGCAGCTCGGTGCGCAGCACCTGGCTGCGGTCACCATACGGAACCTGCAGGCGCTCCTTCCAATAGCGCGTCATGTAGAACGCCTTCTGCTGCCGTAGCTCTGCCCGGCAGTCATCCCAATAGGCGTCATGCTGTGCAAGGATTCGTTGTATCTCTTCAGGGCTCATCTGCTGTTCCTTCAGAATGGCATACCGTGGTTCTTCAATCGGCGCGCGCGTGCCTGACCAATCAGATGCTGCGCTCTGTGCTTCACTGCTGCTATACCCTCGCTGCGCCACGAAGGGGGCACATCTCTGAGCGCACGATAGGCCAGGGCACAGGACATAGCAAGATCATCGTGACTGCCAGGGGGCGCTTCAGGCGTTGCTTTGCCTGCGGGCACTGTCAGGCTGCGTAGCTCCAGCCACAAAGCGCGGTCCATCCTGGTGATGACTTCAAGGTGGTCACGCAGGGTGCTCAGCGCGTCAAGCTTTGACTGCACCGTGGTCACCCAGGGCTTGCCGGTGGCAGGGTTGCGCCACTGATACCGGTAGCCGCAGTGGTCAAGCTCGAGCAGGACCGCATGACCATGATTGTTGCTCTCGGTCAGTATCAGGGCATGATTGTAGCGGGTAGCCACCCTGACCACTTCATGCGCCCAGTGACGCGGGCTGACGGTGTTGCTGCGCTGCACGTACACCGGCTGCATGGTGCCCACACTGACCACCACAAGCGCGCTGTAGTCACCCCCCACACCGCCCCCGACATCAACCCCCACCACGTACCGGTCAG